GTGTATTATGATGAAGATACACAACGACGAAGAATGGGAAAAAGTTAAAAGCGGAGATTACAAAGGTTTCAGTATTGAAGCAATGTATCAAGGTTTCGAGCAATTACAATCTAAGGAGTTAACAGAAGAAGAACAATTATTAGAAACTATAAAAAACATAATAACAAATGGCTAAAAACACATTGTTTAAAGTACAGGCAGAATGTATAGACGACGACTCTAATTTAGCTTATGAGTGTGGCGCATTATATGTAAAAGATGAAGAGTTAATAGTTCACGCTGGCGGTATATTTAAAAATATATCTAGCTCGGCTTTACAGAATCAAATAGTTGTTAATCAATCTAATTTTGCCGAAACTTTAGGAGGTGTTATTGATTCTACAAAGGATTATTTTTTAGATGGTATTATTGATATGGGGACTACACAGATAACCGTGCCTACTACTGGAATAACTTTAAGAGGTTACAGTTTTGATTTAAGCGGTTTGATTTCTAGCGAAGATAATTATACTATGTTCATTAGTGAAAGCATTGCTATCGGTTCGGGCAATGTATTAGGTTTTGACTATTACATAAGCGTTACAGGTACATCTTCAAAGGTTTACGAATTGTACGATGCGAATGGGTTTAACGCTTTTGAATTTCAAAGAGTTAATTTCATTGATTGTACTTCTTTAGGTGATATTTACGACTACAGACAAGGGTTAGAAACTGGAACGGGTAGATTTGGCGGTTCACCATCATTAACACTGCACGGCAATTGGTTAGGCGGTTATAGAATAACAACTTCGATTGTTCGTGGAATGTCAGACACTACAACAGAGCCATTATTTAAGGCTGGAACTTCTTTTGTGATGAATAGTAGGTTTTTAACCGATATTAATGTTGACCTAGGAACTTTACAACCGTTTTTTGATTTCTCAGATGTTAATTTTCCTAACCCTTCAACACTAGAATTAAGAGGCACTATTGTAACACGTGACGGTGTTATATCTCCGAACGATATAAACACAACGCCAAACATAGAAGCGTCAAATTTATCATGTAGCTGGAGACATAATAACGGAATACCTAATACTTTTATCGGTGGCGTATCGACGTTAACTACGGAGATAGAGACAGGTGTTACAGGTGGATTGCCCTTTATACTTTTGGGTACTTTTACTAATTCGGATTTGCAGCATTTTGATAGTCCTTCAAACGGTCAGTTAAGACATTTAGGCTCTAACCCTAGAGAATATACTGTGAACTTTGACTTTATACTTGATGGAGGGCAAAACGATGAATACAAGCTAGAGTTAGTTAAAGATGATGGTTCTTTAAGTGTGGTATATCAACAAACAAGAGTCATCAACAACTTGCAAGGTGGACGAGATGTTGCATACTTTACAGGATTAGCAAATCTAATATTAAACCAAAACGACTTGGTGTATTGGCAAGTGACAAACATAACGGATAATACAAATTGCACTCTGGAATTAGATAGTTCTTGGAGTGTTGAAGAAAGGTAATGTATAAAAATAAAACAGATTAATATACAATTAGTTAATTAATTAAACAACAAAATATATGAACAAAGCAGAAACAACATTAGATAAAATTAAGATTGCTTTAGGCTTGAAGTCTGAAGAGGTTAAGATGGCATCTATGAAATTAGAAGATGGTGTTACCATTATCGAAGCAGAAATGTTTGAAGCTGGACAGCCTGTTATGATTGTAACAGAAGATGACCAACGAATTGCACTACCTGAAGGAGAGTACGTTTTAGAAGATGGAATGGTTCTTAAAGTAGTTGAAGAGGGTGTAATTGACTCAATCGGTGAGAAGGTAGAAGAAGAGCCAATAGTTGAAGATGAAGTAGCAGCGTCAGACTCAGCAGAACAAACGGTAGCAACGCCTAAGAAAGTAATCGAAGCGGTTACAAAAGAGAGTCACTTTTCAAAAGAAATGCCTGACTCAGTATTAAAAGCTATTGCAGATGTAGTAGATGCTAAATTAGCTGAGTACAAAGCGGAACTTTCTAAAGAAGAAGTAGAGCTTTCAAAAGAAGCGGAAGAGTTAGAGTTAGAAGCTATTAAGCCTATCACTCCAAATCCTGAGAAAGCAAACAAAGTAGAATTTAATAAACAAAATAGTTCATTAACGAGTTATTTAAACAATTTAACAAAATAAATAATGGCAACAACAACAACAATTACGAGTAACTACGCTGGCATCGTCGCTGGTGAAATTATCGGAAAAGCATTTAAAGAGACTCAAACTATCTCTCAAAACTTAGTAACAGTATTACCAAACGTAGCTTACCAAGCTTCACTGCGTAAGATTGAGTACACAAATGGAAAAGTAGATTACACTTGTGGGTTTACACCTGAAGGAGCAGTAGATTTATCAGAGAAACTGTTAGTTCCTAAGAAAATCATGAATCCAATTCAATTGTGTAAAGAAGATTTCCGTCACGTATGGGATAACGCAACAATGGGATTCTCTGCTCACAACGATGACTTACCAAAAGATGAGTCTACAGCGTTACTTAACGAAATATTAAAAGATACAGCAGTAGCAGTAGGTGGTGAGATTTGGACAGGTGACTCTGCGGTTTCAGGTCAAATCGGTGGATTCATTCCTAAGTTCGTTTTAGATGGCGATGTAGTAAAAGCAAACAACGGTATTGTACCAATTGGGGCAGCTATCACAAAAGCTAACGTTCAATCTGAGATTGAAAAAGTAATCGACGCAATTTCTTTAATTGATGGTTTACTAGGTAGAACTGACATCGTATTTGGAGTGTCAAGAAATGTAGCAACTGCTTATATGCAAGCTTTAGTTTCTGCTGGTATCTCTAACGGTTTAGGAGGTGCAGATATGGACTTGTACTACGGAGCATACAAAATGACTATTATCGATGACTTACCATCAAATACAATCGTATGTTACCAAGTTAAAAACCTTTACTTCGGTACTGGATTAATGCAAGATTTCAACGAGATGAAATTGGTAGATGAGGATGAAATCGGATTATTGACTGGTCAAGTTAGAGGTAAAATGGTTTACACAGGAGGTACGCAATATGTGAATTCAACTGAAATCGTTTGGTACTTGTCTTCTACAACACCAGCGTAATAACAAACTTAACAATTATTAAAGGGGTGGGTGATTGCCTACCCTTTTTTATTAACTTATAAAATTATAATAAAATGGCGTGCGATTTAACAGCAGGGAGAACAGAACCTTGTAAAGATGCGGTTGGTGGATTGAAGAATATTTACTTTACCAACTATGACGAGATTACTGGTTACACATACGATGTAACAGACACAGATATGGTTGCAACCGTGACAGGTGCAGTAACTATTAACGCTTACAAGTACGAGCTTAAAGGTGCTAACGTACTAGACGAAAACGTGACAAGCTCAAGAGATAACGGTACAACATTTGTTGAACAGTCTCTAACGGTTGTATTGAAGAAAAAAGACGTAGCTACTCATAAAGAGATTAAGTTACTTTCTTACGGTAGGCCTAGAGTAGTTGTTGAAGATTACAACGGTAATTATTTCTTAATGGGATTAGAACACGGTGTAGAGCTTACGACGGCTGCGATTAGTTCAGGTACTGCAATGGGAGACTTAAGCGGTTACACGTTGACTCTAGTAGGTATGGAGAAAATACCAGCTAACTTTATTGACGCTTCAAGCGAAGCAGACTTAGCAACAGTTGGGTTTACAGTAGTAGCGTAATTATTAACTTTCAAAGGGTAGGTTTAATCGCTTACCCTTTACTAAAAAAATAAAAATGAGTAATTTATTAAAAGCCCTAAATGAGTTAGGAGAGGTTAAAATGTCTAGCGATGTTATCGAATTAGCAGGAGTTAGTGATATTAAAAAAGCACAAACAAAAGCTACAAACGAATGGGAGACAGGGCAAAAGCAAGAAGCTAAGATTGCACAAATAGCTACAGATGCCATTAACGGGTACAAACAGGCTAGAATATCTTATAACGAAGTAGTTAAAGGTGTTGCTACTATTAAGGCGCAAGCTAAAGAATTAGGTTTAGACTTGCCAAAAGATGTTGAAGCAATGGCAAAAAGAGCTAGTGAATACATTAAAGAGGGTGAAGCTAAAATCAAAAAGCTTCAATCGGCTAGGTAACAAATAAAAAGGAGAACATATCTAACCCGTAGCTTTAATTAGTTACGGGTTTTTTGTTGTTTATAGAATCTTATCCCCCTTACTTAAATTATCTTCTGCCCAAAGCGGTTGAAGGTTTTTGTAATTAAACAAGGTTTCCATTTCTTGTTTTGTTTCCGCAATAGCTAAAGGCTTTATATGGTCAATATGCCATTCACCATAATTATTCCAATTCATCCCCTTTGTAAATTGCATCTCAATATGCTTTTTAGCCACCTCAAAAGTGCATCCTAAAAGTTTTGCTGTAGAGGTGTTTTTTTTCATATTCCTATATTTAAATGCTTGGTATATTCTGTTTCTTAAAGAATATTTTAAAGTCCTAATTTCTGATTTTCTTAAATCAGCATACTCTTTTTTATAATCTCTAACCCTATTTTTTTGTTGTTTTTTGTAAGTTTCAGAATTTCTGATGTACTCAGCTCTTTTTCGTTCTTTATAAACACCATCTTTTTTCAACTTTTCCCTATATTTTTTACCTGATTCCGATTTGCAAATTTTACATAAACCATATTTACCATCCTTGTTAGTTCTTACATTACTAAATTCATCAAACGATTTTACAGTATCGCATTTTGGGCAATATTTTTTATTTTCTTTTTTTAATTGTTCCTTCCAATAAGTGCCTTTTTCCTTTCTTGTACGTTCATTATTACAAGACTTGCAAGTCACATTAAGCCCATCAGAAAACCGTTTATTTCTACAGAAATCTTGGGTTTCTTTTATTTTTTTACAAGAGTTACACTTTTTCATAGTCACGAATATATATAAATACTTTCAATAAACAAACGAAAACTTTAAAATATAGTTATTTAAGTATGATTATCTTAGAAGAAAGCGCATTAACACAAGAGTTTAACATTATACCACGCAAGAACGCAGCGGATAAAGTTGTGATTACTGGTATTGAAGGAGATACAGAGTACTTATTTACACCTACTTACACAAGTTATTACATGACTGTAAGCGGTATCTTTAACTTAAAAGAAGGACAGCAGTACACTTTTATAGTTTACGATGACACAGACGAAGTACACAGAGGTAGAATCTTCTGTACTAATCAAGATATAAACAACTTCTCTATAAACGATGGGGAATATACAGAAACAACAAGTAACAACGATTTTATTATAGTATAAATGGAAAAGAAAAATACAAATATTCACGTTCTTAATTTGGCAACTTACGAGAAGCCAGAAGTAGTAGAGCAACGTAATAAAGATTGGGTAGAATATGGTAAAAATAACGACTACTACGACTGGCTTATTAAACGTTATAAAAACTCTACTACAAATAACGCTATCATAAACAACATTACCAGGTTAATTTATGGTCGTGGAATACACGCTTTAGACGCTTCAAGAAAGCCGAACGAGTACGCAATGATGAAAGCTATGATTTCGCCAAAAGCATTGCGTGGTGTTGCCTTAAACTTCAAAATGCTAGGGACTGGTTATACACAAGTTCACTATAATAAGAAGCATACTAAAATACTAAAAGTCGATTACATACCAACTAGAAACATTCGACCAGAAAAGTGTAACGAAAACGGAGAGATTACTGGTTATTGGTTTAGTGATGACTGGGACGACGTAAGAAAGAACGAGCCAGTAAGATTTGATGCATACGGAACAAGTAAAAGCGACATTGAAATAGACGCAATTCAGTTTGATTCAATCGACATGAAATACTTTTCAGATGTTGATTATCATGGTGCTTTACCTTACTGTGTTCTTGAAGAAGAAATTGCAGAGTATCAAATTAACGATGTTCAGAACGGCTTTAGCGGTACTAAGGTAGTAAACTTTAATAACGGCATTCCTGACGAAGAAGCACAGAGACAAATATCTAAGCAAGTTAAGACACAATTAACAGGTGCGCGAGGTGATAAGACTATTATAGCATTTAACGCTAACGCTGAAGCTGCAACAACGGTTACAGACATACCTTTAAACGATGCTCCGGAACATTACCAATATTTATCTACTGAATGTCAAGCGAAGATATTAAACGGTCACACGGTTATTAGTCCAATGCTTGTAGGAATCACAATAGATAATAATGGCTTTAGTTCTAACGCTGATGAGATAGAAATGGCTACTAAGGTTTTTTACAATCAAGCAATTGTACCTTTTCAAGAAGCTATTTTGGAACGTATAGAAGAATATTTAGCGTTTAACGGTGCAGTATTAGACTTGTATTTCAAACGTCTTAACCTTACTGACTCAATCGAAGAGAAACAACAAGCAAAAGAAGAACAGTTAAAAATGAGTAGCGACTTTGATTCTATTGTTGCAGAGTTCGGAGAAGATGAGAGCGAAGATTGGGAGTTAATCGACGAAAGAGAAGTAGATTACGATGCAGAAACAGAATTAGATGCACAAGTTCAGGAATGGGAGAATGAATTAAAACAACCTAAAACAGCTTTGAGTAAGTTGTGGAATTTCGTATCTACTGGAAATGCAAATGCAAATAGAAAAAGCGCACAAGACAAAGAAATAGACGGTTTTTACTTTAAAGTGCGTTATCAATATACAGGAAATACTAACCCAGAACGCGGATTCTGTAAAGCTATGATGAGCGCAAGTAAACTTTATCGAAAAGAAGATATTGAAAGAATGGGTAGCCAAATGGTTAACGCTGGATTTGGTGAAAACGGAGGTAATTTTTATGATATTTTTAAATATAAGGGCGGGCCTCGATGTCATCATAAATGGGTTAGAAAGACGTTTGTAAGTGCTAGTAAAAAACAGAACTTACTTAACCCAGAAGCTAACACTATAAGCACAAACAAAGCTCGTAAATTCGGATACAGACCAACTAATTCAAAAGAGGTTGCTATGAAACCGAACGACATGAAATATAAAGGTTTCAGTCCAAACAATACTAACAGACCAATAGACGCAAGATAATGAGTTACCCTTTATTTATAACAACAGAAGATATACCAAAGTTTACAGCTTTAAACGGAAACACAGACGTAGATAAGTTCGTACAGTTTGCTAAGATTGCACAAGATATTCACATACAAAACTTCTTAGGCTCTGACTTGTTCGAGAAGATTAGTGACGATATTACAAATGCAACCTTGGCAGGTGACTATTTAACGCTTGTAACAAACCATATTAAACCAATGCTTATACATTACTCAATGGTGGAGTATTTACCTTTCGCTGCGTACACAATCGCTAACAAAGGAGTTTACAAGCATGGAACAGAGAACGGAGAGACGGTCGAAAAGAACGAAGTAGATTATCTAGTAGAGAAAGAGCGGGATATTGCTGAACACTATACACAAAGATTCGTTAAATATATGTGTAAAAACTCCGCTTTATTTCCTGAGTATAGCACAAACACAGAAGAAGATATGCGACCAGATAAGCAAGCGTTTTCTAGTGGTTGGGTTTTGAATCGTAGAGCAGATATTGAGGATGAATTAAGATATAACAATTTAGAATTATGAAGAAGGTTTATAAGCCTAAAGAAGAAAATATAAAGAAACTAGAAATTTATTTAAACAAACAGAAAGACAATGGCAGACAGCAAGATAAGTAACTTACCAACAGCAACAGCTTTAGATGGCACTGAAGTTTTACCAATAGTTCAAAGCACTACTACAAAGCAAGTAACAGCTCAGACATTAGGAGGAACTGTTCTATTTAATGGAATGGTTAACGACTCGTTAACAAGTGTGCTAGACGACTATTTAACCTTTACTTTGCCATCTGCTATAAGTACACCGACTTTAGTAGCTGGCGACAGGGTAGAAATAGAAATGTCATTTTTTGTAAATACTGCCCCTCCTTCTGGTGGTTTTGGTTTATATTTTGAATGGAATAATATCACTTACACTCCGTTTTCTCAAACTACACCTACTTACGCAAATAGCGTGTTAAAGTTGCCGTTTGATGAAATGAGAACTAACATAAAAGTAACAGTAGATTACTATTCAGCCTCTAGTTATTACGTACAATGGGAGCAGAAAATAACTGACGATGCTGTTATGTTAAACAACTATACTAACGGTGCTTGCGGATTCATGGAGGGAACGGACGATTTAAACTTAGCGACAGCTTTTAGGGTTGAGGCTTTTATAACAGGAGGTGGTGAAGTAACATTAGAACATCTCTATATTAAACATACAAAGTAATGCAAAAAATATTACCATTTATCGAAGCTTTTATAGGTGTCTTAATCATATTCTTTTCACCAGTTGCAGGAATGATTTTAATAGTTGCAATATGTACGCTTTTAGATACTGGCTTCGGTGTTTGGAGAGCGTACAATAAAAAGGAAAAGGTATGCTCTAAGGCTTTTAGATTTGGATTTGTGCCTAAATTGTTCTCTTATGTTGGTGCAGTCATGCTTGTTTATACTTCTGACTTTTTTATAATTAACGACCTTACACAAGTAGTAGTAAGCGTTGATTTTCTAAGTACAAAACTAATAGCCTTAACTTTAATATCTATTGAAGTTCGTTCAATGGATGAGTCTTTTAAAGCAGTTAGAGGTTGGTCGTTTATCGAGAAGATTACAGGACTACTTTTTAAGATTAAGAACATTAAAAAACATATTGAAGAATGAGATTAACAAAGAATTTTACACTAAGCGAGTTTGATTGTAGAGACGGTTCGGTAATGCCTCCTGATGTGTTTAGCAATGTTGTAAAACTAGCTAAAGAACTACAAGTACTTCGTGATTTTATCGGTAAATCAATTATTATCAATTCAGGCTACAGAAGTCCTGATTATAACCGTAGTATTGGCGGTGCTTCACGCTCTCAGCATTTGCTAGGCAAAGCCGCAGATATTAGAGTTGACGGAATAAGCCCACGAGAACTACGAGGGATAATCGAAGAGCTTATAAAGGACAAGCGATTAAATTTTAAAGGCATTGGAGCTTATGCAAATTTCACACACGTAGACATAAGAGATAAAAAAGCACGCTGGAATGGTTAGAGTCTTAATACTTATACTTTTACTTTCTTCGTGTTCGATGAATCACCACTTAACTAAAGCGGTCAAGAAAGGTTACAAAGTCGAAACGGTTACTAAAGAAGTACGCTTAACTGATACGTTAACTATCAACGGCAAAGATTCAATTATAGAGCGAATGGTAAAAGTAGATTGTCCTGAGCCAGTAATACAAACTAGATGGCGTGTAAGGTTCGATAACAAGCGATTTAAGGATAGTTTACAAACGGTTAAGCAAATGTATTCAGACAGTCTTAGAACAGCCATTAAGACGGCTAAGATTGAGCGAGCGATAAATAAGCAAGACGAAAAGACAGCGAGAACGGTAGTACGTCAAGAAAATAAGCGTTCTTTTTGGTGGTTATGGCTACTTATCGGGTTCGCTATAAACTTTATTTTGAAATTTCTTTTAAGATTTTACGGAATAATTAAATAATTTGATTAACTTAGATTTTTCATAGTTTAAATTTTTAGTCCCCTTGCTTATGTGAGGGGATTTTTTGTTTACGCTTGTTTATTAAATATATATTCTTATCTTTGGAGGAATAAATTTAAAATTATGGATTTAACAGGAAAAGCAAAAAAGCAGTTTGAAGAATGGTTTGCCGAATTAGTTTT